AAACTGTGTCAAGGGGTCTTTGTTGTCCCCTCGCACTGTGCGGATATAGTGGTCGTTGTGACGGGCGTGAATACCACTAGCGGCGTCTACGAGTTGAGACACAGTGCCCGACGGCTTTACACAGGTGATGGCAGCGGACTGAGGGATTCCAAGCATCTGGGCATACTGTTGATTGGTATCGACGGCGACTTGTTTCATTTCTTCGAGCCATCGACGGGAATCGACGGTCTTCGATAAAACTGAGTGATCCATTATACCAGTCAAGGACACGCCCAATAAGCGTTCTTCTTCTGTGTTGTCTTTCCATACTTTCCTCAGATACTTGAAATCGGTCAGGGTTGACTGCAGGGTACCCAAGATGGTTGCGAGACGCACCTTGCGCTTCAAGGACTCCAGCGTATCGTTTTCGCGGACTACCACCTCTGACAGATTGCAGAACTGATAGGGACGCAGGATGATTTCAGAACATGGGTTCGTGCCCCACATGTGCCCCTGCTCACGCCGTCCGTTACGAGCAACCTGTTTATCCGCTGCTGCACGATTGAAAATACCACGCTCACCGGACTTGGAATCGTATAGGGCTAGCCACTCTCGCATAAACGTGCCCATCTCCGGCTTACCCTTATAGGCTACAGAATTGTTGGCAAGGGCACGTTGACCCTCGTGTTCCCACCACTGACCAGACTTGGCGTGTGCCATCTGATCGTCATTCAGATTAGACAGGGAGATCAGGGCAGAGCGACGTACGCCACCAACTACGACGATCTCACCAATCTTACACATCAAGTCGTGGCATTCAATAGGAAATAGCTTACGCCCCTGCGCCTTACGAAACAGTGCGACTGTAAAATGAAACAGGTCATCTAGTGGGCCGGGGCCAGATGCACGACCACCCATTGTCTTGAGCCGTTCGCCTGATGCACGTACGGCAGACAAGTCCCACTCCGGAATCTGTCCGGCGTAGAGTAGCGCAATCAATTCCCGCAGGGACTTTGCCCACCCCGGCTTCGAATCACCCACGCGGATCACAGTGTCCGTCTCGTGCATAGCGTCACTGATAATCGGAAGATTCTCTACATTCTCACGCTCAACAGAGAAACCTACGCCCGTGCCGCACATCAGGATGTACATGCACTCATCGAAAGAGCGGGGGCTATCCACGGGGATATAGCTGCAATTATACCCGCAGATGTTGTCACGTTCGAGAGCGGCACCGGCAGTCATCATACCACGCATGGAAGGCATAATTTCTTGTCCGACAATAGCTTCCTCAATGTCAAAAATATCGTTATCGGAGATGTCGAAATCATGCTTGCTTTTAACGTGATTACGCATGAAGCTTGTGTAACGGTTTACGGTTTCATCCCAGTTCTCTCTGCGCTGTTCGCTGTCGAGCCAACGGGCGTAGCGGGACTTGTGAATGAATTGTTGGTAGGGTGTGGGCAGCATGTTATTCACGATTCTTCTCCTCAATAAGTTTATTTAAGTAGAATTGGGCCTTTTTAAGGTCTTCGAGTCCGTTTTTGTATCTGTACCGCCAGAGGTACTTGAGGATGTTGCCTTGCAGGTAGTGTTCGAAGCCGTCGCCTGTCGCCGCTGCGATTGCGTCAAGGCATTCGATACCTGCCTGATTATAGTGTGGCGGGTGATTGACGTTATCGGCATTCTTGCTCTTCTCCCCCAAGTAGTCTTCGCTACGTATACGCATGTATTCCTCGTGTCTCATCTGTTGTCACCATCACCCTGTATCTTACCCTGTGCCATGCGCGACTTCAACTTATAGATGTTCATCTCCGCAATCTGCTGCAGGGTAAAGCCCAGATCATCTGCGAGGGCCGCACAGTACCACAGAACATCTCCTATCTCTTTAGCTATCTCTCCCTTGAACTGGGCGTCGTCGCGTCCGTCGCGGTAGATTTTCTTCACCTTGTCGGCAACCTCGCCAGCTTCACCTGCAAGGCCTAGAGCAGGATACACGATCTTCATACGTTCTGGATAGATGGCAAACTCACGGGCTTGCATCTGGTAATTGTTTATATTCCAGTTCTCTTTGATCATTGCGTCTTACCAAAATCTATCTTGACTATGTTTGTTCCGTCTTCATGCTTGACAGCGGGGACACCCACATCTTCTTCCATCTTTTCTTTGACATTCAAGAATGCCAGACGTGCCAAGCCTGCTTCCATGACTCTATCGAAGTCAGACTCCAAGAGTTCCATGATACCATTCGTTACGACTGTACCAGCCTCGTAGAATTCTTCATCCTCTTCCGTTGTGGTATCGTACGCAGATATAGAGAAGCTTTCCTCGTCAATCTTACGCAGTATGATGTACCACCTGTTCGGCATCAGAGTTGCTTTTTCAAACTCTCCCTCATCAATCGTTGTCATCTTTTAACCACTCCTCTGGGATCGAACCCTCTGCCCACTTAAATCCATTCTTTTCAGCCCACGCACCATACGTGGTCTTACTACCTTTGTAAATCTTATTACGTGCATTCAGGAATACAATTCGGATATCCAGATCAGGATGCTGCTCCTTGATCAACTGCATCTTTATCCTGTCACCCTTGTCGAAGTATCCTTTTGCCTCGACAATTATATCGTGCTTTGTAAGATGAAAGTCCGGCGTGTACGTACGCGGCTTGGGCACATACGTAAGCTTCATCTTCTCATATTCGTACGGAATTTTTTTACCGCTAAGTTTTTTAGCTATATCTAATTCGAAGTTGGATCGAAAGCCTGCCTTACGATTGCCGCGCTTCATAGTTGCATTCCTATCGATCCCATTCTTTGTATCACGTAGCCTGCCACTCTTGGGGAAAGTTTTTCTATTATAGAGAGTTCGTTTGTCAAACGGCTCAGTGGGACGCATACAGTAACTCCTGAGTGTGATGCTCTTCCTATCTTCTGCATTTCAGATTCTAGGGTAGTGATGTCACGCTTTTCGGTATTGGATGTAAGTGTTCCCAGTTCGCTGTAATTGTCGCGCAGCGTGAGTGGCAAGCTTCGCTCGTTCAAACGCAAACGAACAAGCTTACGCTCACCGCCACTACCACCGTGAGACTCTACGTAGACATGGTGGAGGTCTTTATTCATCTCCATCAGTTCCACTTCGTAGTCTCTTACGAAGAGATACGGCATGTTACAGTTCCTTTGTTTTTAGCCTTGTGTACCAAACCTGTGGTGGCGACTTAGCCTGTGATGTCACACGAGGATGCAGTTCTGCTTTCGGCCAGCAGTGATGCCGAAAACCACAGAGGTTACACTCCTTCGACAAGACCTTGTTGCCGGTACGCAAAGTTTCACCCTTACGCCGATATGTTTCAAACTCATCAGGATACGGCTTGAATTCCTTGACATCTGGATTCGTCAAGAATTTGACACGTTCTACAGCGTCCGCCAAGTATCTGGCACGGTCTTCGTCCTGCCACTCAGGGACTTCAACCATAGCCACCTCGCCACTCGACTTGTTGACTACGATCCAGCCACCAAACGGCATACCTGTAGCTGCAGAATACAAATAGCCCTGCATGACGTACCCAAAAGGATCGTCTTCCTTGAGGCCGTCGTATCCACCGAACCCAGTGAACTTGTTCTTGAACGCCCAGTCGCTTGCCGACTTGATATCCCAGACCTTCTCTGTGCCTGTTTCGTCCCGTATGATTACGTCGAGTGTGCCTCTGATTGTATGATCACCCAGCTTCAGTTCGACCTGTCGCTGGGCATCCACTATGTCCACACCCGCCTCCCGCATGACAAGCATGAGGATAGCCTCTGTGAGGTCACCGAAGATAAACCGAAACAGTGTATTGTACTGCATCGATTCCTTGATGCCCTTCTTCTCTAGGACTTGCTGGCAGAGGGGACGACCCAAGCCGGACATGCGTATGCGGTATTCGCCACGCTTTTCGGTGAGTTGTCTTTCTACGGAGTGTTGTGTTTCTTTAACAAATTCAGAAATGCCTGCGGGGGAAACGCTAGTCTCCCCCCGCAGAGCCTTAGACATATAGTCTTGAATGTTAAGCAGCGTCAGCATCTTTGAAATCCGCAGCCAGATCGATATCGCTATCGTCTGACATCAGCTTAGATGCTTCCCTGTGCCCATTCATTACATTTTCGTTGTGACCCTTGACGGTTTCCGCGAAAGTCCCCATCAGTTCCTTATCGTCGTCCGTGATAGCTACAGTGCTATCGAACGTAGGCATTGGCGTCCAGTAGGTCACGCTGCCCTTCTTCTGACGGTTCGTACGCAGCAAGATGCTGGTCTGCACCATCAGTTTTTCTTGCTTCTTCAGACTCTGAATGAAGTCTGCGATAGGCTTGAACCCTGACCGCTTGAAGTAAGCAATCACCGGCTCGTCGATTACCTCGACAGGCGTACCATCCGCAGAGTGGAACGATCCACTGATGCGTCCATAGATAACCTGATTACACACGACGGCACGAGAAGTCAGATAACGCACATCATCCTTGTCGAGTGCATCCTCTTCCTCACGAGTGAGGCGACCACACTTGTTGGTCCCTTGAGTATCGGGGAAGCCGCCACTAAACGAGGTCTTCTGCACTGACTTGCATGAGAAGCCACCCTTGCCCTCATTTGCCTCAGAGTCCCACATCGAATACTCGTAGGTACGCAGCAACGCTCGAAGCTTCACTTCTTTCGCGAAGATAAACTGACCGTTAAAAAACATCTTCCAGTCGCCCCGTGTGAGGTTCTGACCGTCGTCCGTCTCCTGATCGTAGTTGATGTTCAGACGAGGAAGCCCGACCTTCTCAGTGGTGCCGCCACCCTGTCCAGTGAGTTTCATTATCTCCTCGACGTTATCGCTCGACATAGCCGCTACGATATTATCAAGGTCATTGTCCATTTCCATTAGTTCTGTCCCTAACATGATCCTTCGATCTCCTTTACGTTATGGGGTTGGTAGATAGATACTACTACTCTACGACGTGTAAGTCAAGCCAGTTATCGCCCATTTTTATCTCTATTTCGACAGGCATGTCATACTCTACTCTATATCGTCGCAATGTTTCTTCAGGCAGTGCCAGCATAGCCTCACGCATCAGCTTGACACAAATGATCTTTTCATCCGGGTGGCAGTCGATTACGATAGAGTCGTGGACTGTGTTGCATATCACAGACTGCAATCTGTTTTTTATGAATAGGCTGTCGAGGCGAACGAGAGCAGCAGGCAAGAGGTCTGCAGTTGCAAATCCCTGCACCGGATAGTTGCATATGTTTGTCCGGTGTGTTGCCGTACCGTACTTTGTCCACCGCGCATCCGGAAAAGCATATTGCCTGCCGGACGGAAGGGTGATTACTCGCCGCTCAACGGCCTCTCGCTGCAGGTCTTCATGCCAGAGAGCTACTCCCCCATACTTTTCCTTGAAGGCTCTGTAGTAGCGTTGTTGGGCCTCTGTGCCCGTGGTTCCGCCGTAGAGTGGCTTGAACGTGTGAGCCTTCGCTTCCTGTCGTGAACACCCTATCACACCCGCAGTATAGCTGTGGACATCTGTGCCGTCTCTTACATCCACGTACGCCTGCTCATCTTGGGCTAGAAATCCTGCGACTCTGAATTCGAGTTGCGAGTAGTCGCCCTCAATGATCTTGCCGTTCTCAAAGCGGCTCTCGACAACCTTGCGTATTTCGAAGGTATTACCTCGTGGCATATTCTGAAAGTTCGGGTTACGAGACGAAAGGCGACCCGTCGCCGTAACACACTGCATAAATTCCGGATGTATGATTCCGTAGTCATCGACATTGTTTTTCATTCCTTCTACAAAGGTGCCCAAGTACATACGCAGTGCATTGTATCGCACATACGCAGATGCAAACTCACGGGCCGGACCCGACAGTTCCAGTTCGCGTTCAGCCAGTGTGTCCTTGTCAGTCTTGAACCCTGCAGCCGCTACGTCACGCACGTTACGCGGTACCATCTTGAAACCTGCAACTTCGTTTGTAGGACGATAGAGGACACCCTTGCCGCCACATGTCTTGCAGATACGCAGAGCCTTGCTTGGTGTACCATCTTTACGCACAGGGCGGACTTTTCCGAATCCGACGCAGGTACGGCACTGCTCACCGATTGTTCTGTATACGACATCAGTGTTGTTGCGTACAGCTAGGCGAAAGTCCTTGCCCGACATACGAGTGCGTTGCTTGGGCTTCATTGTGGCACCTCGCTGTTCCATACCCAAGTTGAACATCTGTGACCACATCTTCTTGTCTTTTACCTTGCGGGAATAGAGAAGCATAGACCTGTCGTCAGGGCTGGTCAGACTGATAGGTGTGTCACCCATAGCCTCACGCGCCATGTCGTTGAGGCGCAGTTCGAGTGTGTCGAGTTCATCCTGATACTGTCTCTCTATCTGTTCGAGTGTGTCTAGGTTAATCCGTAAGCCATTGCGTTCGATACGGGATAGCGTGTCAGCCATCTCAAAGGACAGGCGCAGGGTGGGCAGTAAATTGTTTGTCATTGTATAGTTCCTTGAATGTAGTGCCAAAGGCATCCAGTTGTTTCAGAGCCACCTGCTCTGTGCTTATGACATCAGCAATGCCATACTCTCTCACAATCTCCCACGGTATTTCATAAAACGTCTTACCCTCGTCCAGATACGGTTTAACAAGGTCTTTCTCCTTTTGCACCGTGTCATACTTTTTTGCAAGAGCAGCAAGTCCAAGAGGCCATCGTCTCGCTTTCGATAGAACATACTCTGCAACCATAGTATCATAGATATCTCCCTTGTACATGAACCCACAGTCACGAATCCACTGCAGGTCAAACTTGATGTTCTGACCCACAACCAAGTCAGCGCAGTATAGGGCAGTCTGAAAACTGTGCATTGCGTTGGGCGTGGGCGGTTCGGTTTCGTGGTAGTAGCAGTGGTAGAACACATTGTCCTCACCCAGCCACTTGTAACCTATCGACACAAGGCGGTTACCAAAGTAGGGCAACGCAGTCGTGCCGCCGTTGGGCTTACCCGTGTGGGTTGTCTCTACGTCGAATGTAAGTACGTTTACCATATGTTGTCTAACTCTTCATCGTAGTCTGTGTTATATGTAGTAACATGTATCACCTCATCTACCTCTCGCACTTCAGCAATCTTTTCAGCCCTTGTCAAAGACCTAAACCTCGCTCTTTCCTCCGCACCATCTAGCGCATTTTCTTCATAATCCTTAAAAGACGTGAAGTGAACAAACATATTATTACCTCTAGCCTTTGTCATCAGTCCAACTCCTCCTCGAACCGCTTCTGTGCAAAGTATTCAGCAAACTTCTCTGTGTGTTCCTCTGACAGCATAGGCCAACGCTTACGTACGCGAACGTACTCCTCGTCGTACAGGTTTTCAAGTATCTCTTCGTTTTGGTGGTTGCTCATGTCGGCTCCCGTCCAACACACGTTCTCTGTGTGTTTTGATGCAATGGCAGTTTGCACATAAAACATCGCATTTTCTTATCTCCTCTATCAACGATTTGATTGCATACTCTAGCATGTGCGCTATTGATTTCTTTTTAGTCTTTGGGTCTCTGTGATCAAAGTGCATGGCTACGGGGTCTTCATTGTAGCCACACACAGAGCATCCCCTCTTGATCTTGTACATACTTATCCAATGCCTACGTCTGTATTTCTTGTACCTATCCGTAGTCATCAATAGTACACCCCACGCTGAACATCTATCTGTGCGTTTATGGGGCCGTGCCATCCGTTGATCTTGTTCTTTGATATGCAGATGTGACGCACAATGTTCTCAACATCACTCGCCCCTGTCTTGCCGATACCAATGATGATGTCAGCCTCACCTGCCTTGCCGGTCTTCGAGTTGTCCATCATGTTATAGTCAATAAATTGACGATCATGTCCGTCGTTTGACGCCTGACTGACAGCCCACACCAGCATCTTGTTTCGCTTGGCTATCTCACGGGCGTGGACATACGTCTCCTTGAGCCGCTCGTCACCACGGTTGTACTCGCCGGATATGCGAAACTTGTCAAGCTGATCCATAAACATGATGTCAGGCTTGTTCAGTTTTGCATATGCGTCCGCTTCTTCGACGCCCATGCCCACAGCAGCCATCACCTTGAGATGGGGCATCACATCTCGCTCGTACATTGGTGTATACTTGGCGCGGTTGTCGTCGAGTTCCTTACGAGTGATGTTGAAAAACGACTGGATGAGACGTAGCTTGATCTTCTCAGCAGGCTCCTCGTTTGCCCAATAGACAACCTTGTGTCCGGCCCGTACGTACGAGGCGGCGAGAAAACAGCAGAACGTCGTCTTGCCTACTTCCGGACGTGCAAAGATGATACCCAAGTTACCCCGATCTAGGCCGCTCACACGCTCACTGATCAGGCCAAACTCAAAAGGGAAGTCAGGTTCTCCGCTGTTTGCGTCGAGCAGTTCGTCGAGACTATCCGTCACCTCTTCATAGGTGGTGCGGTCAGACATGCGCCCATCCTCGACAGACTCGACCATCGCCCGCAATTCACCAAAGTCCTCGCTCTCTCCCGTGAATATCTCAATGGCCTTCTCACCAATGATACGGGCACGGTCACGCAACCAAAAGTTACGCACCATGTCGAGGTGCATGTCCATATTGTGTGGGTTGCCCTGCTCTAGGGTGGCGATGAGTTCCTGTGCCCGCTCACGTGTGGAATCTGGCATAGCAGGATTGCGGTCATTGAACAGGATTGCCAGTTCACCGACAGTAATATCGTTCTCGTATGTGGTGTGCGCGTGGGATATCACATCGAACACATCACGCATCTCTTTGGTGAACATCTCACGTGTCACCGTGTTAGCCACATTCGAGAAGAATTCAGAGTTGAGACAGAATCCCAGTAACTGTTTATCTATCGATGTAGGATCGTAGGAAGTCATCACGTTCGTCCTTTTGCATGTTTTTTAAATCGGTCCGAAGAACCATAAGTTTTGTCGGCACGTGGGTGTGCAGCGCACGTACCATAGTGATAGCCTTGTCGGTGGCATCTTTGTCAAGTGCAATAAACACACGGTCATATTGTTTCAAAGCTTCTATGTGTTCGCTAAGAAGATTAGTGCCCAAGAGGGCTACCCCTACCGTGGACTGAGAAACAGCGCAAGCACTAGCACAATCTTCCAGAACAATAGCAGTGGCTCCGCTGCCACATACGAAGGGGTGTTTGCTGCTAGAGTAACGATACCATTTAGGTGTTCTACCATCTATTGATCTCCCTGCCGCATCCACGACTTTATTGCCGTCCTTCACAAGAAAGACAACACGGTTACGCTTGAAGTCATATCGAATATCCGCCCTACCAGACAGGTACGCATCGTACGCCTGCACACGCTTCACATAAAGTTCAGCGTCTAAGCTACGGGAAAGACTGACAAATGTGTCAGGTATCTCGTAAGTGTTATTAGTACGGGAAGCAGGCGGCACAGCCTGCGTACCACGAAAGGATCGACTGGCGTGTTCCTTTGTCAGGGTGATACCCGTGCGGCCAGACACATTACAGTCTGCATGGAAGCAATACCACAGGCGTTGCATACCATCGTCAGTTACGCTAAACGTGTTCTTCTTTCCGCAGACAGGGCAGTCAGACCGATATCTTGTCAACGAGGGAAAGTCGAGTGACTCTACATACCCCATCAACCAAGCTGGTGATTTCATCGTTGTATTCCTTTTTGTCAAGAGACATGACACAGGAATAATCGACATGACAAATGTTGTCAACACGAAAAATGTGCTTGACCCCAGTTGACAAATGAATTACACACAAAGAACAATACCCTATAGGGAATACCCTGTTATGAAAAAGATTAATAGAATCAACCCTATAGCTAAACAGTTACGAAAGTTTGGTAAACAAGTTATACCTGACAAGCGTAACAAAGAAAAAGATAAACAGGCTAAGAAGGATATTCGTGATGGGAAGACCAGCGAAGATCGATGAACCGGCAAAGACGTATACTCTTCTGATGTCGGTAAAACAATACGACAGACTAGCTACACACTCCGAACGCTTGCAGAAGACAAGCAGAGAACAGGTGGCTGTCTCTGACTTGATGCGTGAGGCTATAGATATTTACTTGGAGGCATTAGACGACGATGACTACGACGGTGGTGTGGGTTCTCCTGATAGTGACAGCGGCTAACAGATCAGATTTTCATGTTACAACTGTTGCTGAATATCCTACGATGGCAGAATGTTACGTCGCATCAACCGAGTTATTCTGGAATGATGTGCCCATGAATCAGGAACTTTTGTGTATGCGGGTAGGAGGACGTGATGAAAACAAACCTAAAAACTAAACCTCTGAAGATAGAGATTGTCAATCGATGGCGGTGGGAAGTTGTTGCTCCCGTATCATCCGTACGCATCGGAGAGACAAGCAAAGAACTTGTCAAGAAGAAGCAGGCTGTAGACTATCTGCGTCTTGTTACAATTTTTGTCGGAAAAAATGAACAAGAGTGCAAAAGGTGGCTTGACAGACACCGGCACATCTTGGTAAAACTGGGTATTCCTTACGAGGTTGGTAGCTCGTAGGGGAACACTTTCGTTGTTGTGTGTGTGGAGAGCAGGGCTGGATTTTTCTGGCCCTGTTCTTTTTTGTGCTTGACACCCCTTCTTTTTATCGATATGAGTTATGTATCGCAACAAGGAGAATGATGATGACTAAGCTAGATATGGACAAGCCCTACCTGATAACGCAGGCGCAACGCATGGACTTGCTGAACTCACACAATAAACTCAGAAATATTTTGAAGACCGTACATGGCTGTAGTGATATATGGATGTCAGATGTTAAATATCTGGAGAATTTAGAGTGTGAATTGCACCGCATATTCAAGTTCGTACCAAAGTTGGACGATGACGGCAGAAGTATGTACTATGCCGACTGGATTCTGGCGGAACACGGCGAGGGTGACGACGATGACTAAGCGGTTCTACATCGAAGTAACTTGTATATCTTTTGGCGGCAAGCTGACAATTGACGTGGATGCTGATTCTGAAAAACAAGCATGGGAACGGGTAAACGACATACTGTCTCGTAGGCTATGTCAGCTAAAGACAACACACTTTGTTGAACTGCCGGAGACGAGCGATGGCTAACGTAGAACGATGCTACTGCTGGGTGTGTGGTGGCTCCGGTGAAGTCGAGTACGAAGATGCTATACCCGATCCGATACGGGGCGGGGATATTGTCGGCGTGATGGGTGACTGCCAAGAGTGTGACGCTGGTGGCGAGATGTTCCGCGCTAAAGCAACGACGACGACGGGCCTACGTGCCATCTTGACACAAGCAAAGAACGCGATGGAGGATATTGAAATCATGTCGGATGATCTCGACAAGATATATGGACAAATCGATCACACAATAGCAGACGTTGAACGCTACGAACGAAAGGTAGGTACACGAGATGGGTAAAGTCAAAGACTGGCTGATCGAAATGGAACAGGATGCCGAATGTATGACACGCGAGGAGTGGATGACAAAGCACGGCGAGACTGTTGTTGATGTCTACGATGAATTCAAACGCAGGGAACACATCGACGAGCCGGATCAGGGAAACTTGTTCGATGTATCGCCCGACTAAGTATCCGTCGCTTGACAAAGACCCGCGCCTCGAAAGCGTAACAATCAAGCTGGCAAATCTGCGGACGCTAATTGACGAAGCAGACTGGCAAGACAAACCGGTTGACACCATAACACGCAACGGGGCAAACCGCTTGACACACATGACAAACGAGGGGACGCTGTGGCTACCAAGATTCTGACAAGACAAACTGACAAACGCAATAACGCCAAGACAAAACGCACGACGCTATCCTGTGAGTGTGTTTGTGATAACTGCGGCCAGCCAGCCATGACCAAAGAGGATGACCGCTTGCGCTGTTCGTCGTGCTGGTTGCGGGAAAAGGGACAACAAATAAAACAGCTTGACCATAGCGGATATCGGCCCTAGTGTTTGCCCTATCGTTTTCTAACGAAGGGACACAACAGATGAAAAAACGTATACACATAAATCAGCACGTCATCCGCGCCAACAAAAAGAATAAAGAACATAACCCGCCGATTACTGTTAAGACCAGCAAAAGTAATCACTATACTTATGCGGCAGAAATTGACGGGCTATCGCTTGTTGTTTATTCACCGGACAAGCCGCTATCCTGCGGGGCGCGTGTATGGATTGAAACCGACGCGCCAGTCTGGATTCACACCGGCGAGGTAATCGCATGACAAAGCAAGCCACGCTAGTCGATCACGAAAGAATGATCCACAACATCACCGGCGTTTACCGTGACGCTGACGAAACGCAACACGCAGAAGGCTTGTTGTGGTACTCTGACGCACAGAAAGCGGCATATCATATCGCGGTAAAATATGATGTGCCGGTCTATATTGTGGTGGCGGTTATTGCCGCGCTTTCACCGAACAACAAATGGTCGCGCAACGTGACAAATGCGGCAACGCTAATAGCTGCATTTATACGGGGCGACGGTATCGACGCCGTGAAAGTGTCAACCTATCACGCGATGAAGCGCAAAGCTTGGGCCATCTTAGCGGCGCGTCCTGATTACGACGGGGCAAAAGCGATGCTAAAGGGACAGAAAATCACGTCCTTTTTCATGGATATCATGGGGGAATTCAACGTGACAATTGACGGCCACGCCCGCAATATTGCCTACGGTGAGCGCGTCGGGTTGACTGATGACCGCACCAATATCGGGGTCCGTGAATATCGTGCCTTGCAAGCGGCATACGAAGAGGCGGCGCGGCGCGTCGGCCTCATGCCTTACCAGTTGCAAGCCATCACTTGGCGCGTATGGCGGGACCGGCACGGGATTACATGAGACAAACCGGCTGACGCTAAATATGACAAACTGGCTGACGCTAAATAATCGGGGATTAATCAAAGGTTTCTTGTGTGCGCCTATTCGGGGGCGGGGCATAGGACTGGCGGATT